CCAGGAATTACCTGTAATTGAACTCTTTCAGCACTTACACTAAGATTATTAGAATTAGTATAGCTAATAATAGCAGTATTTGTGTATGTTCCGTTACTGATTTGTTCGCTAATAGCACTATCGCTATTTACGGAAACAATAGTAGGCGCTTCATTAATAATTGAGTTAACTAAATAATTAGCAGTACTAGTAATATTTGAGTTATAAGACAAGTACCCTGATAGATCTGCTGTATAAATCTGTGGTGAGTAATCCGCTAGTGTAAGTTTTGCACTAACATTACCAGAAGGCTCTATGCTTAGTACTACTAACTCTTGCGATTCTTTACTAACTTCGCCTAACATAAATAAATCGTCAGAGTTTATATTATCACCACTTACTAGTGCTGTAGTTAAAGTAATACTATTGTAGTAGTTAGTAGTAGTTATCGCCGTTAAAGCTTTTAATACACTAGCACCTGCATTAGTTCTAACTCTAATATTATAGGACTTTCCGCTCTCTAAATATATATCTTCGGTTAAAGTTATAACAGCACTACCTACCGCACAGTTTTTAATTCTTCCGCTACCGTTGCCCCATAGTGGAACATCGTGAGTAACACGAACTACGTCTCCGCGATTACAAACCAAATACTCAAAGTCTACGTTTAAACTATACATCTCTGGACGCAATTTTAGTTGTGCCATATGCCATTGAGCAATGTGCTTTGCTTGAGCAAAATTAGTTACACCAGGTAAACTAATTTCTTCAAATAGTTCTGCATTGCTGTCGTTTTTACCAACATTATACACTCTATATTCGTTTGCTTGATAGCCTTTTTCTTCATCAGCAATAGTAATACGAAATGCATCAGGTATACGTGGAAGTATTTTTGTAGATTCAAAACCCCAGCTATTATGTGGAGTAAAGTGCTGAACTACACCAGAGCGAGGCTTATCGATAACTACTGTCCACTTACCATCAATATAGTTTGGACTAGCTTTACCAGCAGAACAAATATCTTTTAACACATCCATAACACTACTAACACTAGTTAATACAGCATTATAACTTAGCCAAGGTTTAGTAGTGTCTTGTGTATAAGTACCGCCACTATATGTCATAGGGTGACAAAACTTAAACCAGTCGGCTAATGCATTTAAATCTACATAGTTAGCAGCATCTATAATATTATCTGCAACTCTATAGGCATTAGCAGGATGCATTAGTACATAAAGGAATAGTGCGGCAGGATTGTTAGTAACGTCTACCGTTTTCCAATCATTTGTCTGTCTATTTAAAACATTAGCTTTAGTTTGTACTAAAGCATTTACGCCCTCTAAGCTTCCATTTATTTTGTTTGTGCTTTGTAGTTTAATAAAAGTTCTTGCTAAGTAACAGTTTGGAGGATTTTTTACAACACGAATAGGTACTAGTTGATTACTAGCATTTAATGTTTGTTTGTTATATCCTGTTACTCCATAAACTATTGCTTTACTATAGTACCTATAATCTGGGTCTTCTTCTTTTTCAGTTACATCATCATTTGTTCTACGTATTTGAATCGAATACTTTGATCTAGGCAACCCGCGCATTTTATAAACATAATTAAACGCGTCTTTTCGTTGCGAAAAGAATCCGTCTTTACCGAATACTAATTCAGTACCCATAGACCCAGCAATATTTAATCCAGCATTTGGAGTATACCAAATACCTAAAGCTGCTGCCGCATTACCGCCCTGAGAGTTTATGGCTTTCATTCTTACACTATGCACGCTACCTGCCTCAGCGTAGTACCACGTTTTTGCAAGAGATCCGTAGCCATTCTTAGGAACAGTAATTAGACGTGCATTATCAATTAATATTGATCCCTCGTCGTCAGCAACTGCCCAAATTTCATAGTACCCTGTATAAGGGAAAGTTACTGAAGCCGTCTTATCAAAGTTAACACTACTTGCTTCAGCACCGCTACCCCATACACCATAATCTTTCAAGAATTGAGTCCAGCCTCGCCATTTTGCAACACCACTAGGTGGAGTAATGCTTGGGAACTGAGTAGAACTAAATACAAGTTGTGGAGTTCCTGCTGCAACGGAGTTGTTTACAATTCGGCCTGCAGCTATAGTAACTACGTAGTCATTAGTAACTAAAGCATTATTATCGCTATCTAAAACTGGTTGACCGCCTGCGTCAAGTTGTGGTGCTCTAGTAACTGATGTAAGTGTTAATCCTTCTATAGTAGTTGTAGCAGTATTAGCTAAATGTGATACTGTGGATTCGGTTAAATAAGTGCTACCATAAAAACAAATAGTATGTAGTTTAACATAACCATTAGGGATAGTAGGTAATCTTAAAATTGTATTATTGTCGGTGCCTACAAATGACGCGTAGGAGCTTTGTGTATATAAAGTCACTAACCATGGAGCAGGATTTGCATACTGATTATCAGTAGCAGCTCCGCTAAATATTTCTACTCCGCCTCCTGGTGCCATAGCAAGCACATACCATTTGTATAGTGGCTGTGATTCATCAGTATTTGTATTAGTGTAATAAGGCGCTGAACTTATAGTGGTTTTAAAACCTACGTCACTAGGTGTAGGAGCGGAATAGTTACCTAAGTGGTACGACGGTAAAGTTGACCAGGCTGTTTCACCTTCTTTGCGTAAACGAACTTGAATTCCACAAGTAGCGTCGCTAATTTTACCATCTTTTGTACTAATTCTTCGCATACCTTCTGGAAAGGTAAATGCCACATCAATGTCTTCAGCATATTCTGCTAATGTAATTATTGTATAGGGATTTCCGTCTGTGGAGTTATTAACTAACTCAATTTGCGGAAATTGTTGCTCTACGTCAGTTGGATACAGCTTATCAAAAGCGTCTATAGTACCGTTTAAACTTTCTTGTACTGTACCTAGTAATGTAACTGGTACAGGAGTATCTTGTCCCATAGCTGCTTGGCTAGTATAGTAGACTTCATTTAAAGTTTTTGCACCTACACGAATATCTTCAACTGCAAGCGGCCCAAATCCCCATACAAGCGATAAATGTAATAAACTAGTATCTGTTAATGTTTCTACATATGGCACTGCTCCAAGCATTGCATTTACACGCATTTTTCCAAGTACTACAGGAATTGCTCCATAGCGATTGCTTTGATTAGCAGCACCACTAAAAGCATTAACAGGTGCGGCACTTCCTGGATCTTTGCCATTTAATGGGCGAATAGGAAAAGCGGCATTAATAAGTGCCATACCTGCCATATTAATAGCCATAGTACCAACAATTTTACCTGTTGTAGTTACAGTAGCTGCTTCTGTATACCCTGCTACAGTAGCACCACCTTCTGTAAGGCCCATCGCAGAGCCTAGTTCTGCGCCGTATACGTTTGCTACATATATTAGTGCAATCATAGCAATCATGCGGAAAGTATCTTTTCCTTCAGGTACTACTTTGTAAACTATACTTTGACCTGCCTGAACTCGTATAGTATTCCAGTCCGACTGCGGAACTTTAATACCATCTAAAAATAACACTAATTTTTTAGCAAAATAATCACTGATTTTATAAGCATCAATTAAATTTTGTGATACATCAGATAGCGTAGATCCCGCAATAGCTAGATCTGTATAATTTGTTTGTTTAAAAGGGTGTGGTTTACCCGCCAGCATTGTACTAGCTTGTGTAGAATACTTATAATAACCTTCAATACGTTTAGTCCACTTTGGGCTATTAACAGATTCTACAACACTATCCATACCGTCGCGGGCATGAATAAACTTATCTTCACCAATATAGACGCCTACATGAAAAGGCTCACCTAATATATTGAATACTATAACCGAACCAACTTCAGGTTGTTGTACTTGTGACCAATTATTTTTATAAAGATCCATCATACCAAGAATACGGGAATCGTAAGCACCTGAATACTCTTCAGTATAGCTTGGTAATTCAATACTATATTCTTGCTTATAAAATAAGCGCACTAATCCCCAGCAGTCAATTCCGCTTTCATCTCTGCCATTAGTGGCATAAGGTAATCCAATATATTTATTATACTTCATTAGAATAATCCTGGAAAATTGGCTGGAGTAAAAGTAAAGCACGGAAACGGTTCGCGGCTAAGGCTAACCATGTTTAAATCAAACGTAATTTGTTCCGCGTTATATGTAACATTGGTTATTTTAAAACCTGAAAAACTAGTTTCAATACGATCAGGACTACTTGCTAATACCAGATCAATTTGTACACTAACAGGGCTTGTTAGATGTGTACGAATAAGTTCTATAGCTTCACGAGTAACAAAGTTTAAAACTAAACTACACTGTGCGGCTCCTGCTTCTTGTTCACCTGGCAATGATATTTGCATAGGTAAAAATAAATAGTCTTTTGAATTACTAGTAACTCCGTATGTAACGTCTGTGTCTGTTGTCAGCGAAGCAATACGATTTGTATAACCATCTGCTAAACGAATAGGATTTGCAGCATCTGCCGGATTAGTAATAGTAATAAGCAAAATTAATGCCTCGGGAGTTTCCGAGGCAAACATTGCTCTAACAGCTGATTGTGATAAACTATTTAGTCTGCTCATGGCATCACTTCAAATTTAAGACTAGTAGACCAGTATCCTGGTGCCATATACTGTAAACTAAAAAATTCTCCACCGCTGCCTGGTATAATACGTACTTCTATAGTTGTACCAAGTATTCGTGGATGAGGAAAAGTAAAACGATTAGTACCTGCAATACCTGGAATAGGACTAGCTGTAGGTAGATTTTTTATAAAAGCTTCGAGCGTTTGTGTTTGTGCAGTGGTCATTAAAAAGTTTACATTTAACTCACTAGGACGACTAGCCCTGCGTCTTTGTTTCGCAGGGCCGGCATCTGTAGCTGAACGTATAACATTAACTCCAATTGATTCCGTAAAGCCTTTTTGAGGTACTTGCGGAAGTGTTGTAGGCCATGGTAATACTGCCATTTATTATCTCCTTGCCACTAATGGTGATGTGCCATAACTGGCTGTCATTGCTTGTTGAGTATTTGATCCTACGCGATTTAACTCGCCTGCTACCATATCCCCAATTATTACTTCGATTCGACGATTTCCACGTGAGTCTGTGGTTTCTTTGGTAGTTGCTTTTTCGCTGCCATAGTTGTTAACAACTACATCAACGTTTGACCCACCACCACCTCCACGAACTCCCAGATTACCATTACTATCGCGCTTTAGGGGCATAATAGCTTCAGGACCTGCTTCACCCATTAAACCAGTACCTTTAGCAAACTTAAAATAAGTTGGCTGATTAACAATGCCGTTAGTAAACATTCCGCCTTTAGCAAATGTTTTTAATCCAGCATCGTATACTCCACCTTTAGCATTATTATAAAAATCTGGGTCGCCCATAGGGCCCATAGGAGATGGACTATTAAAGCCTATTGCTCCCATAAATAACTTAGCTAATCCACCTGCACCACCTAATCCTGAGAATAAGGCAATTTGTTGTTGTTGAATCTCATAACGCAACAAACCTTCAATAAAGCTATTAATCATGTCTTTGAAACTTAGTTTACCAGTTTTAGTAAAGTTAACAATAGCGTCTTCCATGCCCTTAAAACCTTGCTTAAACATTTCTGTGTATGCTAGCTGCCTATTTGTAGTGTCTGCCATTGTTTGTGCACTATCAATCTGTGCTTGTGTTACTAACAAGATTGCAGATCTTTGCGATTTGTAATTTTCTAATAGTCGTGCACGTGCTGTATCATCTTCTGTCTTTTTAGATCCTACGTAGAAACCACCTGCTGCTTCCATATCACGATCTAATTTTTCAACTTCTTGATTATATGCACGTTGAGCTGCAGTTAATTGCTTGGTTTGCTCTAACTTTGTTTCCTCGACTTTTAATAGGTTTAATTTTGTTCTTAAGGACTCGTCATCGAGCATACCAAGTTGACCTTGCAAAGTTAGATTATCTTGAGTAATTTTATTAATAGAAATTTCTTTATCTAAAGCGGCAGAACTAACAATAAACGCTTGTTCAGCTGTTTTAGCATCGCGGTCTTTTATACTTAAAGCTGATGAAACAGATGTAAGTCTTCTTGCTGCAGCATCTGCCTGATCTCGTTCTTCTTTAGTTAGTGTTTTTGCTGTAGCAGCATTTTCTCTGGTATATTCTAGGTTCTTTAGGGATTCTTCTGATTTTAAAAAGCCTTGTACCGCCTGTGCTTTTAGTATTGCTAAGTTAGATTTTTCGCCATCTACTAGGATATCGAGTCTTGATTTTTGTAATATAAAATCTTCATTCTTTTTGTTAAATTCAGCTTCAGTCATTGAATTTTTTTCAACTGCAAATGCTGCCTGAGCTTGATCATTTTTTCGTTGCTGATCTCCAAGCTCTTTTAACTTGTTGAAACTTTCACCGTCAAGTTTAGCAAGCTTAGTGTTTAGCTCAACCAGTTTTCCTTTTTTATCTAAATCTTGCAGTTGTTGTTGTACTGCTGCACGTGCTTGAGCTGAGCCAGTAACTTCGCCTAAGCCTCGCAAAGTGCTTGCTGGTGCAATACCACCAAGTTGGCCTGTGTTGCTACCAACAGACGCGATTTCAGCGCTTAGTTGAGTAAGAGTTTTTCCCCTATTCTCTTTAATACTAGTAATCATTCTCCTGTCGTCTGCTAAATCCCTGTTAGCAGGATTGCGAAGTAGCGCGTTCTCAAGATCACCTCCATCCAATCCTGAGAGACCTCTGTCTCTTAATTTACCTTCAAAAGCAGATTCTAGCATAGCTAAGCGTAAGTTATCAGTAGATTCTATTAGGCTCATCTGCACTTTTAGTAAACTTCTATCTATCTTAAGTCCTTCAAGGTCAATTCTTTGCTGAATTTCTGCTTTTAGTACTGGATCTGCTACGCCGCCTAATGCTGCCTTCTGAAGTTCTAGTCCAGCTTTTGCAGCAGCAGCTACTAAGTTTCTAGTAAAAGTGTCAATATTAGCTAATAAACCTTCTCTCATTGAGGTTGCGAACTTTGCTTGAGCACTCTGTAGAGAGCCACTAATTGCACCTCTTGTAGTGTCTAGCCCAGCATTTGCTTCTTTAAGGCGCTTTATTGCATCTGTAGCAGCTGCAAGTTCTTTGCTTTCACTCACAGTTGTTGGTCCAGTAGCCAGCCTAGCATATTTATCTACAATAGTCTGTTGCTCATTTAAAGCATTGTTGTATAGTGTCTGTTTACGCTCTACTTCTGCTAATTCTGTGCTAAGAGTTTTTAACTCATCTGAGGTTGATAATATATTCTTTGCAGCTTCTAAAGGGAATAATTGTAAAAAATTAATATCTGTGCTAAGTCTAGTTAGTTCTGTAAGCTTTTCTGGTAAATTTGCACCTTCTAATGCATTATTTAACTCTAAAATCTTTTTGGTGCTTTCTTCTGCAAACTTAGTTAGTGGAGTAGCGTTTTTAGTAGTATTTATAAGGTCTTGATAAATCTTACTACTCTCTGCTAAACCTTCTCTAAAGGTTTTAAGAGAGCCTGCAGAAGCTACTGCCTTTTTGCCCGAGTCTTCTATAACTTTAGCAACAGCACCTCTTATAACAGGACTAGAATTAGCTAAAGCTTTTTCAATTGCACTTATAGAAGATTCAGCAGGTAACTCTAGTAGTTTTGCAATTTCTTGTTGTATAGCGCGACCATTAGCAGATAATTTTACAGCACTTTCTAATGAATTGCCTATTTGTTTTGCTAATAACTGTTCTGAACTACGGCCTATAATGCTTGCTAAAAAGTTAATGGTACTGTCGGCCCAGTTACGATTCTTTATTTCTGTTTCAATATCCGTAAAAGCTTTAGACATACTTCCGCCTAAGCTTTCAAGAGCTGTTCCTTTGGCAAATATATTGTCTACAGAAATACGCTCTAATGGATCTAATTTACCTAAACGCTCTAAGACTCGAAAAGCATTTTCTGAATTTTCTTTTAATAAATCTAGTGAACCTGCAAATCTTGCGGCTGCTTCTTCGTTATTTCGGAATAGTGGAAGTGCAGCAGTTAGTACTGTTATACCTATACCTACAGGTCCTAAAAATCGACTTAATCCTGATATAGCAGTACCAATAGTACCCGCTCCTGCAATAACAATTCCAGCAATACCTGTTCGTATTTTTTGGAATTTACCAGGTAACTTGTCGAGATCTTTCATCATCATACCAATAGCTGGGCCAAATCCCAGCTGTGTTTGATTTCGGCTTACATCGCTTAGTATGTCTAAGCGCGTAGCTCTATCTCGAGCACCTTTAGCTGCACTAGCGCGAAGAAAATCTCCGGTTCTTTCAAAAATACTGCCGCCGCTGGCTTTGCTTAGCGCAGCATCTTGTGCAGCATTTAAAGCCTTTATATCATTTCGTAAAGCAATAACTACTGCTCGCTCTTTTTGAAGTGCTAAAATTTGGGCATTGTTAATATCTAAGCCTTGACGTCTTAGTGCATTTATTTCTTTACTGTATCGGGTCTGCTCTATGTACATGCGGAGCTGGTTGAAGGCACCTTCGATGGTGGTCTTGGCAATTTTCGGGCTTTTGAACTCCACCACTGCCACCGGCAGGCCATTCACATACAGCACCAGATCCGGCCGCCGTTCGTTTTTTCCGTCCACGATGGTAAGCTGGCTTACAACCACATAGTCGTTGTTTTCGGGCTCCAGGATGTCGATCAGCCAGCCCAGCTCCCCTCGCTCCTGCCCCTCCTTTCGGACTTTGACGGCAACCCCCTCCCGGATAAGCCGGTGAAAGCTGTGGTTTCTCTCCTCC